GACCCACGATGAATTGCTGGCAGAAATAGATGAACGCATTGAGGAACTGCACAATGCCGAAGTATGCGATGGTTTTATCCACGCACTTCGTGCAGTAGTGGAATTGCATAAGCCCGAGAATGTTTATTTACCAAATGGGCGTGGTGAAAAAATAGATGTTTGTGAAGATTGCCAAAATGATATAGGTCAAACAATCTATCCCTGCCCCACTATTCAGGCTATACAGGAGCAACTGAAATGACTCACGATGAATTACTGGCAATATGTGATAACTATTCATTCAAAGATTCTGCCGAACCTGTCAAAGCCCTTCGTGCAGTAGTGGAATTGCATAAGCCACAACCTGACCATTGCCCGTGTTGCCCACCAGTCCTATGTGAATGTGCAGAAGTTTATCCCTGCCCAACTATTCAGGCTATTGAGAAGGAGTTGAAGTGAGTCTATCTGATTGGGATATAGACTTCCGTGACGGAGCATTAGGTGAGGCTACAGTTGCCCACCTGATGTCTTCGGACACAGTAGAAGTTAAGACTGACAGACGTTGGTATCAAACTGGCAACGTCTATATTGAGATGCAATGTTGGTATCAGAAAGAGCAACGCCATAAGCCATCAGGCATCCATGCAACTAAGGCAAGTCATTGGGCATTCGTATTAGAAGATTTAGTATTGATTGTTCCACTTGATACATTGAAACGTGCGTGCATTGAGTTAGGTAAACCTATTGCGTGCAACATACAGCCGAATCCATCGTCTGGTGTACTAATTAAGATTAATGATTTATTAAATTTCGTGGCACAAGATAGACAGTTGCAGGATTATGCCAATGCTGCTTATGAATCTTATCGTGAGCCAGACGAACAACCTAGTCAGGAGGTCCAAGACTGGCTCAACGCATAAGACATTACTTAGAATTAAGTATTGCTCCTGTGGGCATAATACTCTTCTGGTACTTCGGCTGGGATTTGCTCTTCCGAATTATTCTCTACCTGAACAACTGGTGAGTCTCCCTCTAGGTACGGAGCAAAGCCACCAATGCGATTGATTAACTTTCTAATCGCACGATTATGACGCATACGTGCTGCATCACCGCTGCCTAACTCCATCTCCTTGGCAATTGCTTCATAGTCATATGAGAGCGCATGCTTGTAGAACAATACTGCTCTATCCTCGGTATTGAGTTTACGGTATGCGCTCTCTACTTCTATAAGCATGACCATACCATTACCACTCTCTGCTGGTGCAGGAGGCTTTCCAGGCATTCCAATATTTAGCTTTGGTGCTTCTGCATTGTAGCCCAGGAGAGCGGACGGGAGTAACCGCTCTACTGTATCTACATCATAATAATGCAAGTCACCAACATCATAGCCAACTGACTTAGCTTTCCACTCTTGGCAATAATCTAATGCTTGATTACGAAGTGAGCGATAGATTAAATTCTTTGCATCCTTCTTACCAATCGCTTCCCATTCATCCAGCTTATTTGGATGTTCGACGAACCATTGATATAGCGATTGCTTAATATCATCTAATTCCACCATCTTGAACTTCTTGTGATATTCAGTAGCCACATTGGCTACGATATAATTCCAAGGTTCTATGCGGTCCCAGTTCATCGACGTTTACCAAATACCCTTCCTTCAACTATGAATGTGCCATCTTTTTTAATTGGAATAATTGATGGGCTTACACGATTGCCATCAACATATAGGATTCCAAAGCCTTGTTGCCAAGTGAACAATCCACCCTTGATATACTTAGCCTTGCGATAATCCATTAGGTTGCCAACTTCCATACCCCATACAGTCTTAGGTGTTGAGTTGCCATAAGCCTGTGTATGATGTAGTAATCCTTGGCGATGCGTATGTCCACATACCACAGATTTACCTGTACGTTTGGCTAATCCAAGTGCTGTCATTCCACCAGTCTGGTTGATAGAACCCTCGTCACCGTGCATTAGAAGCCATCCTGGGGCCAATTCATAAGGCTTCTCATGATAGGTAATACCTAAATCATCAAAGCCTAGAAACTCTTCCAGTTCCAATTCAGGTAACCCGAGAAGTCCAGGAGAGCGCATCATCACTGTGTTATACAAGCGGTCGGTGTGGTTTGACCTGATTACATGTTTAACTTTTAACTTCTCGAGTACCCTCATGGTCTCGTCTCTATCCCGTCCGATAGAACGTTCGTACTCTAATGGGGTACCTTTAGCCCACTTAGAGATTGTCTGCATATCCATCTCGTCTCCGACAGATACAACACTACTAGGCTTGTAAGCCTTAATGAATCGTGCTAAGTTATCTACTGCTCGCTTATCATGGTACGGTATCTGTAAGTCAGACACACAGACTATTGTTTTCATTTACTTCTTACCTGCTCGTCTCTTGTTTTCCTTTGCCACATTCTTCTTATGTGACATGGCTTGTAGGTTCTTGATGCCATCGCGACCAGCACGACCGCCATTATCTTTATGGTCTACGTCAGTAGACTTAGATAACTTCTTACCAGTAGCACGCTTGTAATCTAGGCGAGCTTTATTGGTTGAGGTGGTTTCAGTTGTCCCATCTTTTTTCTTTCGTTTGATAACGTAGATAGGGCGACCACCATTTTGTTTACTGCCTTTGTAGGGTCCAAATATCTTCACTAGCAGCATCCTCCGATTTTATCTAGCGTTTCTTTGTGCATCTTTAGGATTACATCCATTAGAGTTTTTGATTCTTGTTGAGCACGTGCGGTGCGATTGTCTGCCATTCTCATTTCTGCATCATAGTATCGTGACTTCTCTTCTAAAGCCTGTGGGCTTTTGTAGCATAGGTAATCTAACTGTTCCTGAGTCTGAACTAGGTCAATTAACTCACTAACAACCTTAATGTTTTCATAAGATGGGTCAGCTTTCTCTAAAGCTTTTTTCTTATTCATCCTTATCCCATTGTCCTCTCAAGACTAACAATCCGATGATGGCGTAGTTCGCCATATCTTTGAATGAATCTTCGAGCGACTCATGCTCTGGATTCTTGCCACTATCAACTAGGTTATTGATGCGTGCCAACTTGTCGTGCATACGTACTCGCAATCCATTGATTGGACCGCCAGGACTCTGGCTGATATTCTTTGGGCCATAGTCATTGTGCTTGGTCATTAGCAAGTCATACAGTTCTGTATAAGTTGCATCTACATTATTTGCGAACGCCTCGTCCACTATTTCCTCCCGTTTCTTCATCTAAGAATTGCTTAATCTTTTCATCTATGTTTTCCATACGTACTTCTACGATTGTATCTTCAATCATTTGACGCATATCATCTTCGCTCTGCTCTGCTGCAAACAAGGTGGCATATACATCTTGAGTAATAAACTTAATCTTGTCAGGGTTATCAGCATGATGATGTAGCAATCGCATTAGAGAACCGACTCTTAATTGGTAACCACCAGGAAGGAGTAGACATGGGTCAAAGTGATGTGTGTATCCATCATCTTCCATCAAGTGGTCAGCCATTTCAAAGACGTTATCGAATGGTGTACCGCATACCCCACATGGAGGAATCTCGTCGTACTTACTCATCTTCTAGTGTCAACCCCATCTTTTCCCGAATATACTCTGGCCCGAATTTAGTGTAACAACTGTTAACGTCTTCCCCGTCTGGCATTGCAACGATTGTAGCTGGCAATTCTCTGGCAATACTAGCGGCGAACTCCCTGCCTGGTTGGTCTCCATCTGCAAAGATAAAGACTCGCTCAAAGTCCGCAAGCATTCTGGTGTAATGCTCTTTCCAACTGTTCGCACCTGGTACTCCAATGCAAGGAATGCCAACGCACTTACTAAGAGTAATAGTGTCCAGTTCACCTTCGCATATTCCTATCCAGTCGCCTGCTCGTTCAATGTCTAGCACGTTGTACATCTTGGTTTCTGCACCAGTTAATCCCATGTACTTAGGTTCAACTGCTGGGTTTAATGACCTAAATCTTAAATCTACTACGCCCGTCTTAGTGATATATGGAATAGACAGTCGGCCAACATATTGTTCGTGACCTACCTCAGGCTCCACGACTACGCCGAATCGCGCCAATCGTGCCACTTCCTTTGAGATTCCGCGACTTGCTAGGTAAGCCTCTGCTTCCAAGATATTTTCCGCGTACTTCGCTGTGGCTTTGCCCAGTAATTCCTTCTGCAAATGATTTTGCTTCATGTATATCCACACCTTCTTTTTTAGCAATAATCTGTAAACTGTTTCCATTCATTCCACAGGCGAAGCAATTAAATAAATTGTCTCGCGTATTGAATGAAGCGCTGGCATGTGAATCATTGTGGAACGGACACTTGATAGTCACTTGCCCTGTAGTTCTACGTACGTTAGCACCGTAGTGCGTAAGTACTGCTACAATATCGGGTAAATCATTTGTCATTAAAGACATCGCCCAACCTTAATACTAGATACGAATCTGAGATTGACTTTCCTCTTGCTTTGATGACGACTGCGGGAAATACAGACTCGGGTCCGAGTGCCCTAGCTTGAGCGAAGTGTTGGGATTCAACTTGAGCTTCTCTAGTCCATCCCGATAAATCGATTCCATTACCTGCCCCTGGTGCTTTGCACTCCAGTATGAGATGTCTACCCATGAAGCCAGAGCGGATGACAACATCTCCTTCATCTTTCGCACCTGCCAAAGCAAGACGCTCAGCATCGAAACCACGCTCACGAAACCAATCACGTATATCAACTTCATAACCTTTACCTCTTGCCTTGTGTGCTTTTCTAGTTGTCATGCGTTCTCTGGAATGTCCTCTATGTACATGTATTCGGGATTGAATGCTAACCATGTCATTAGCGACCCATTTGCATCCGCTCGGCCATATCGGTTCTTCACGGGCGCTACAGCCATAGAAGTTCCGACTGTGCCAAGCGTACAAATTAACGCAGGTAACTGCGCAACCTTACCTTGGATAGCGCTACGAGGTTGAGCAGGGTTTCCTAGCACGCCTTCTGATGTATGGTGCAATACAACAACTGCGGCATTGGTAGCACGTGCAAGCAACTTGAGTTCTTTCATGATTGCTCGCATAGATGCAAACTCTTCTCCACCATCGGTAGCAATATCCATAAGGTTATCGATGACGATAAGAACAGGAGGACATCCCCACAACTCCTCGAATGCTCTTACTTCGTCATCAATATCTTTTAAGGTAGGACTTGATTCGAACGACCAAACTATATGACTTCCTTTTTGGAGGATTGCTTTTGTCCATCCAACATCAGTATTAAGTTTCTGCTCTACATCAGACTGACTCTTCCCCGAAATCATTGATGCCAATCGCATAGCCATTGTGTGAGCATTTGTATCTGCTGAAACGTACAAGGTAGGTACATTTGTTTTTAATGCTAGCGCTAAGGCTAGAGTTGATTTACCTACACCAGGTGCTGCAGCAAACATTGAAACTTCTGAACGACGTATTGATATTTTGTTCGCTTCGAATGCTTTAAAACAAGAAGGAAGAGGTTCCCCACCAATAGATTGTCTACCTACTGAACGTACGAGAGTTCTCAATTGCCTCTTCCTTTCTTGTTAAAATGGAAACACTTCGTTATCGAGTGTTAGTTTACTGGCTTGCACTGCTCGGGACCCTGTGGCATCGGACAGACCCACATTGAGTATGGATTTCCCGTCTTCTGACTGATTCCCGACTTGTACTTGCGTGGCCCGTGAATACAGGTTGGTCCCGTCGTTCCGCTCGATGCTGGTGCCGTAGCGGTAGGAGTTAGCGCCTGGGGCGGAGTTGATGAC